CGCCAAACTTGAAGCAGGTCATTCCGCCAATAGTGACGCAGGTGATTCTGCCATAATTGAAGCAGGTGATTCCGCCACAATTGAAGCAGGTTATTCCGCCACAATTGACGCAGGTGATTCCGCCACAATTGACGCAGGTAATTCCGCCACAATTGACGCAGGTGATTCCGCCACAATTGACGCAGGTTATTCCGCCACAATTGACGCAGGTGATTCCGCCACAATTAAAGCAGGTTATTCCGCCACAATTGACGCAGGTGATTCCGCCACAATTGACGCAGGTAATTCCGCCACAATTGACGCAGGTTATTCCGCCACAATTGACGCAGGTGATTCCGCCACAATTGACGCAGGTGATTCCGCCACAATTAAAGCAGGTAAAGAATGTGTAATTGTTAATCGCAATGTTTTTCAAGTAATCATGCCCGAAATTGGCGAAACAATTAAAATTTGCCCTTACAATATTGCTGGCTATATTTCCAAAAAAGAAAATGAAGATGCTTTTTACATGGATATTGACGGGGTTCGCGTCGAACATATTATTGCCGATGGAATATTGAGCCGCGTTGTCAAGAAAAAGGGCAATGTTTACCATGTAATTAATCATGGCGAAGAAAATCAATCCTATTTAGTAACGGACGGGGAGAGTTTTGCACACGGGTTGACCATTAAGGACGCAAAGGAATCGCTTATTTATAAAATTAGCGACACTGATACTTCCGAATACCAAGGCTTAACATTGGATTCTGAGGTTACATTTGAACAAGCGGTAAAGATGTACCGTAAAATCGCGAAAAGTTGTGAAAGCCAAACCAAGGCGTTTGCTGAAAAGCACAAAAAGCCGACTTACACAATTTCTGAGTTGATTCAATTAACAGAAGGTCAATTCAATAATCAACAATTCAAACAATTCTTTGTAAAATGAAAACAATTAAAGAATGGCTAATGGAATTGCCCGAACCGATTAGGTCAAGGGCGTTGAAGTATGAGGGTAAGCAGTTGCGCCAATGGGGTAAACGAGAAGATAACCTAAGAGATGCTGTTTGTTGTTTTGTCGATTGGGGAGAGACAACAGAAGATGAGGATTATTGGGCTTGTGTTTCAAATGGCAAATTCACCGAAGCCGAAGCCTTGCTCGATTCCCGCAAAACAAACAGCACCGAAGCAAATAAAAGCGTGGACAAAGAAACGGTGTACCAAATCATTTTGGACACTTTGCTTGCTCATAACAAAGACGGCATGACTAAAGACGAAATTTCCCGACACAGCACACTTACGCCCGAACAAGTCCACAAGCGAATGAGTGAACTTGAAAAATTGGGCAAAATTTGTCCAAATGGGAAACGTAAAGGCGATTCGGGAAGAAATCAAACAGTATGGAAACTCATTTAAAACAGATTTACGAACAGGTAAAATTGGACTATCCCGAAAAGTCCGACGCAGACGCTTGGGATTGCGCAAATGCAGCAATTAGCGAAATGACTTTTGGGGTTGATGAATGTGATAATGAAGATTAAAAAATAAATTATGTCAAATCAAACACACTGGAAAAAACTAACAAACCCCGACTATATTGGGGCATACTCTCTAAATGAGGGCGAAGAAAGAACGGTTGAAATTATCAAGGTAAGCCGTGAAATGGTAATGGGTTCGGATGGGAAAAAAGAAGAATGCACGGTTGCGTTTTTAAAAGCCGAAAAGCGATTCATTTTGAACGTTACCAATTGTAAAACAATTACAAAGATTCTCGGAACGCCCTATATCGAAGATTGGGCTGGCAAAAGGATAGTAATTTACGTTGAAAGAATAAAGGCATTTGGAGAATACGTTGATGCGCTTCGAGTAAAGGGCAAGCCTGCTGAATTGCCTCAATTGTTGCCAAACACAAAGCAATGGACTGGGGCTATTGCCGCTTTGAAGTCTGGCCAATGGGATATAAACAAGATAAAGACACAATTTTCCTTATCTATCGAAAACGAAAAACTTTTAATAACCGCTTCAAATGATACTGTCTAACGATATTTTTACCCAAGAAAGATTCGGGCTAATAACCGCATCTAAGGTGTATGTTTTATTCCCTTTGCAATCGGCTAAAGTTGGGCAAAGAACATACGCCAAGCAACTTGCCAATCAGCGTTTCTTTGGTTACTACGACGAAACTGGAACATGGCAAACCGAACACGGCAACGCAAATGAGTACCATGCTGAAATGCACTACCTATTGAATTATGGCGACGTGGGTGAACGGCCTAAGTTCATTGCGGACGAAGCAAATCAACTTGGAGGATCCCCCGATTGGGTGGGGGTCGAGTTTGGCATTGATTGGAAGTGCCCAACAACGTTAGAGGGTTGGTTGAGTTACTTGCATGACGGAATAAGCCGCGAGCAATACTACCAATGCCAAATGTACATGGCTTTGACTGGCCTTAAAAAGTGGAAAATCGCTGCATACTTGACCGAAACGAATAGAATGATTGATTTAGGCCTGCAATATCCAGTGCCACAAGAGCAGCGTATGTTGTTGATTGAGATAGGTTACGAGGTCGGGTTTAAAGCAGCTCTAATCGAACGAGCAAAACCAGTTATAGAAATGCGCGACAAATTCATTGAAGTACTAAAATACCAATTTAAAAAATGACATTCGTAGAAGTTCAATCACACGGGATAATGTTAGGGCAATTAATATTCGGTATTATTGTCTTGGCATTGTGCTTGTTTTCAATTAAAAACGCAAAATCAGAGAAATGAAAAACCTTTTAAACTGCCATTGTAGGGGGTTGCATTCTTTCCCAATATCCATTTCAGAAGATGGTCATTTCAAGCGTGTTTTCTACGCTAATTATAACCATGACCTATGGAGGCCGTTCGAAATAGCCATACACCCACACCATGTAGATATTAAGATAACCGTTTTAGAAGGTGAATTATTTAACCCTATTTACGAAATAAACAAGGATGGAGATGTATTCAAGAAGTTTCGTTGGGATAGTCATATTTTAAACGGTAAAGGCGGATTTGAGTATTTAGGCGAAGAAAGATTAGTGCAAGTTTCAAATGAAAAATACACCGATGGACAAACCGTCACAATGAAAGCGTGTGAATTGCATACTGTTCAAATCGAAAAGGGGAAGTTGTGTGTCTGGTTAATTGAAGAATCAAAGCCAACTTGCGACTATTTCCCCATAAACTACTCAAAGACCGATTTGAGCAATTGGAATACAAAATGGCTTTATATTGAGTGTAGCGAAGAAACTAAAAACGCGGCTTTGAGCCGCTTTGAATCTAAATTAAACAACATTTTGAAATGAAAAAACTCATAATCATATTGGCCATGTTTTCTTTGAAAGCATCAGCCCAAGTCCAAATGGACAAAATCAGTCACGTAGCCGTTGGAGGCTGCATTGGCGGGTTGACCTATTCTATTTCAACCAAATTGACCGAATACAAATGGAAGCCGACTGCATTCGCAATTGGAACGGCAATGGTGGTTTCGGTTGGCAAGGAATTGATTGACCGCAAACTGTACAATTCGCCACTGAATGAATCGGCAAAGGATATTGGATATACTTTGCTTGGTGCGGGGTTGGCTTGTTTAACGTTGAAAGTGAGTTTTTGAGATTACTCAGGCTGCGCGTCAATCTCAAAAATGGTATAGTTGATGTATTCTTTTGGGAAGAATTGAGCAATAAAGTCATTCCATACGGCTTTAGGCGAACCGTTACAGCCATAAGACCATGTACCGATTGACCACCCCGAACCCATTGGATGGATTTGAAAGTAGTAATCTGCTGGGGCTAATTGCAGAACGTTTTTATCCAATTTATTGTCTTTGTTCCCGTCGCGGTAAACCTGAATCGAGGAACACTGCCTAAAATATGGCGCACCGTATTTGTTTACAGCCGTGTATAAAAAATGGCTTTTAATCCATTGACCTTCTTTCATACAGCCCGCACCGAATATTCCGCCAACAGTCAGTGGGTTTCCAATGATGTATTTGCCAGGCTTCGTTGTGAAGTCCACAATTGCCCAAACGTTGCCTTTGTCAATAGACAGTCCTATATCGGTAAATCTGTCCGTAAAAGCCACAGAAAACCGAACACCTATAAGATTCTTTGCGAACCATTCATATCCAAGGCGACTTGTTTCGGACTTCGCCCATCGTGTAGCGGCTGCAAGTGTTTTGGCTCCTGCGATTCCATCCGCTTCGCCACATGGAAAGCCCGATTTGTTCAAGAACTTTTGAAATGCTGCAATACTCATTATTTTGATTTTTTACGTTTCTTCCACATATCCAATAACCATGATTTCACAACGCCCACAACGAAGTAAATCCACATTGGATCATTGCTTTCAATTATTTGTTCTTTAATGCCACTTTGCGCCAATATCTCCGAGGCAAAGCGGACTAATACAAACATGATAACAAAGTGCTGAAACGCCTCTTTGTAATTGTCGCGAATCCAAAACTTCCAAGACCATTTTGCGGGGGTTCTTTGCGATGCACGTTCACGGCTTATTCCCGTAACGGTTTTATATACGAACCATCCGATTGCAGCAAAAGTCAATGCCGCTAAAAAGTGCATCAAGGGCATTCCGCCCGATAATAAATTGTAATAGTTTTTCATTTTCTTATTTGTTGGATTGCGTCCTTGATAAATTCAATGTTCGTATTGATATTTTTAATATCACCCTTTAGCGTTGAAAGTTCTTCTTTTATGCCTTCGCCAGCCCTTGTTAAATGCTCAGTGACCATTTCGACATTCTTTACCTTTTCGTTTATAACTCTAAGGTCGCCTTCTTTTCGTACAGCCCAAATAGTGCCACTTACCAATTGGATAGAAGCCCCAAGAATTAGACCCACTTCTGTTGTTGTCATGTTTATATTTTGTTAAATTAAATGCAGCTTATTAAAACTATACCGCTTCCACCGTTTCCACCACGTCCGCCAGTCGTACCAGCACCACCACCACCGCCTCCGCAACCATGACCACCTGCACCGCCATTGCCACCGTTACCAACTTGAATGTATAATTCATCTGGAAGCAATGAAGCAGGGCAAGCAAAATTTATTTCACTCATATTACACCAATGCTATTTGTAAAACTCCGTTTGTTCCGTCAAAATCAATATTCAACTGATCGCCATCCAACAAGGTAACGGACGCGCCTGTGTCGTACCAACCAATAAGTTCGTCATTGGTTGCGGTGTCGTTATAGATAACAATGTACCTAAATGCGGCAACCGAACCGCCTGAGGCCGTCAAAGCCAAGTCTGCCAGAACCAATTTATAAACACCGCCAGTTTGACTTGATGAAGTCGTTGTGATTGTTCGAGAACTTAGGTTGGTATAACTGATTTGAGTTATATCCGAAAGTTGTGTGTTGCTTGCGGACGGTGCAGAGTTGGTTAATGCAACCTTTAGCGTGTCTGTTGAAAAGTTGTGAACCTTTTCAGCCAAAGCCTCTACAAGTGAATTAACTCTATTAAATGTTGCCATGATTGTTTTGTTCTAAATATGAATAGTCTTTCAGTTCAGTTTCTATTTTTGCAAATTTACTTGTAATATCTTTGTTTTGTTCTTTCCAATGGTCAAATTCTTTCGATTCCCATTCCTCGATTGAAACAACCGTGTTTCCATCCGCATCCTCAATAGGTGCAAAATAAGTTCCCTCGCTGCCTGGAATCTTTTTCAATTCATCGGCTGAGATTAATTCCGTTGGTACTTTATACATTATCATCTTGATAGGGTTGTGTTAAAGTCTGAAATTATTGTATTAAGAGTAACCTTGTCGCCATCACTTAGCCCGTCTGTAAACGCAAAGAAAGCTATGTTTGCGGCGGACTGTTGGTATTTTAATGCACCATTATTATAATCAACAGCAAGAATTAAAATGTTTGCCGTTGTAGTGTTGGTTCCACTTGTTAGGTTGTTTGTTTTGAACGATGAACCATTCCTGTACATTTTATCAGCACTTGCGCCAGTCCTTGTGTGAATCCATATTCCAGATGTGTTGGTATTGGATTGTCCAGAACCAGTTGATGCGAACACAGAGAAATAAGCGGTTGAACTTAATTTTGGCAAGAACCTCAATCCGGTAAATGAAGAGTCTATTGCACCATAAAGGGCGAATGAACCGTCACTGAAATTGTTCCTGCAGTAAACGGCAACACCCGCGTCGTTTTGACCATTGAAGTCAGAGTCTTTAAAGTGGGTATCCATGTAGCCCGTCGAGCCATTTCCAGTAACTCCATTTGCGTCGTGGGTTAACCCGCCATTCATTGTAAGTCTAAATGCAGCGTCAGTGTCTAATGGGTTTTTAAGGTTGTACTTATGAGATGCAGCACTTCCGCCAACAAACGGGTAAATAGCCCTCATTTTAGTCCACAATGAATTTGTTTTCAAATCAGAAACAAGTGTATTTATTGCGGATTTCTGAGTTGCGTCGGTAATGCTTGCTGCAGTTATGAATGCTGCAGCGTCACCGTCCACAACCGCAAAATCCGCATCAACACCAATTACTTCAATGCTACTTGTGTCGGCTGTCAATGTTGTGATTTGACGCAAAGCAGCATCAACACCGCTTACCTCGATTTCTGCAACGTCAGCAGTCAATGAATAAACGGCAGGGATTCTGAATCGCATCCACTCTAAATAAGAACCCATCAAGACAGTCGTATCGGTTGCGTCACTTGTATTTTGCGCCCAATTGAACGCAATCGAACAGCCCGCGCTTGTCTGAATCGTGCCTTCAAATTCAATCGTGGTTCTGTCAGTAATGGCAATTACATTTCCAACCGTGTCGGGCGTGGTCAATATTCTGTTATTTGAACTTATTCCACCGCCAGTTGATATGGTTTTCTCGAACCATTGAAACCTATCCGCAACCCCGCTAACCTCAAAGAAATATTTAAAATCAGCCGCAGCGTCGCCAGTTACAAAAATACGGCCTCGAATGGTGTAGTTGTGTCCAATTTGTAAATCAAGGGTCAAGGATGTATCTGCAGAAAGCGTAGTGTCGGCATTTTTTGTTTCGTCAAATTGCTTTTTAACCAAAACCCAAGTCGCCTCTCCATGTTCATCAATTACGGGAACCAAATAAGGCTCTCCTGAATTGTAGCGATAACCGATTTTAAAATTGTAGTTCGCATCGGCAGCGGGGTCGATTGAAGGCGAACCTTCGCCCATGTTGATTAGGTCAATTAGTATATTGTCGGTGGCGGCTCCAAGAACGGTTCTGAGCCTTGTGAGTTCGCGTTGGATATCTCCAAGTTGGTCGATTATGACTTCATCTTTCTTGAATACCCGTTCACCTTCACCGTCATTGTTTACATTGGTAAAAACAGATTCAACCCCAAGCCAAGTTCCAACCCAAACATCCAAGTCGGTATCAAAACGGCCACCGTTAAAAATCCAAATCTTATTATCAAAGTAAAGCGAATCAATTGCATTCAAATTGCCGTCGTCATGAATAACGCAACGAATCGTAGGCATGAAATCCGAATACAAAGCGGTGTAAGTATTGGAGAACAATTCGGGCAAGTCACCTTGCAAACTTGTCCAAGGTGCTGTGAAGTCGCCAGCGTTTACATAAGAACTGCCATTGTAAACATTAACAGAACCGACATCATTTGTTTTGCCTTTGTAAAAGTCGAGTTTGATTTTTGGGTTTTCGCTATTGGTGTCGCGTGGCGCGTCCAATGCTGAAATGTAATTTTGTCTTTGCTCGAATTTATAAGTAGCCTCGGTGTTGTATGCTTGCGAAATAACAACATAACCAGTAAACGCATAGGCGGCGACGGTAGGGGTCGCCCAACTTACTATCACCGTTCCGCTACGGGTTGAACCAGTTATTTTACCGGTTCGCCTTTGCATCGAAACTTGTGCATAAATTTCACTTGCCCCGCTTGGGGGTTCGTTAAATTCAAGAAGTTGCGAAACGGTATGGCTTCCCGCTTTCCATTCGGGTTCGTCTATTTTTATTTTGTTGTTGCCAGGCGTTGACCCAATTGCAGCCCAAGCACCATTGAACCATTCATATTTTTGAGAACTACTCGGATTGTTCGCATACACTCTGTATAGAATCTCATATTTATTAATTGCATTTGGTGAATAGTAGTCAAATGAAACGGTAATATTTACTTTTATGACGTGACCGGGTATTGTTGCCCCGTTTCTTATGTCCGAATGAACAGCAGAAATCGAAGTTGTATTTGATGTGTTTTTATACTCCAAAACACCGTTTCGCCTATCAAATTCGGCTTCAATCTTCCTTACGGGTTGTTGATAGCTTTGTTCGGGGTATGATTCGAATTTTGGGCGGTCTGCGTCTGCATCAATTATTTTTCTATGATTATAACCCGTATCAAGCAAAAGCGGTGTTCCATTTTCGTCGTAGCTATCATAAGTCCATGTGTCGTCGTCATAGTTGGACGGGTGCAATATCCAATATGCCCCGCGTTCATGAATCAACCTTGCCCCAAGCAAAACACCATTGAGTAACATTTCCAAGGCTGTTTTGCAATCAACCCATTCGATTGTGTCGGGATCTTTGAATATGTCGAAATTATCAACAAAAGCCAAACTGCGAACCGTGTCAAACATGATTCTTTCGCCAGCAGCCGTTGTGTTTCCTATTTGGGTTTGGTCGTAGATATACGGGTCGCTTGACCATGCACCTTCTAAGCCCAATTTTCTAAGGATTAAAACGAATAAAGATATAATGTCTTGCCTATCTCCGATGGTAAACATTGAAGCGTCAACCTTGTAATTGGCAAGCAAATTAAGCCCATCAACAGCGGTTACGCTTATAATTGCATAGCCCGTTTCTCGTGCTTCGCGGTTAAAAACCATTTGGTCAGCCAAAACCCGACCAACCCAATAAAGTTGACCGCCTCTATAAATCCGAACCGACCATTGTTGTTCTTGGTCTTGTGAAATAAGTTCAAAGTTGCCAAAGTCGTTTTCGTCGCGCATGACAAAGCCAATTGTCGCGCGTGAAGTTTTGATAGGGCTTTGATATAGTTTGTCATTTTCGCCATCCCATTCAATAGATACCCCCGCAATTTTAAGGTCGCGCGTTTCGGTGTCGACTGTTTCATCGAACAATTCAACCGACCATTCAGTATCATTAAATGACTTATATGAACCTTCGTATTTTTTCACCTAATCAAATCGGAATTGCCCTTGTCAAGCCAAACAATTAATTCATTTTTTCTTATGGATGTTTTTAATTCCATATTGCCAAATCCGCCAGCGTTTCCGTTTGCAAGTTTAAGCAATTGGTTTTGTTGGCCAGTGTTGAAAATCATTTCGCCACTGTTTACGGGCGCAAGCAATCTGTCGCCGCTTGGGGAGTTACCGCCAATGATACCACCTTCGGCAAAACCCGTGCCTTGAACACCGCCTTTTAATTGCTGCTTAACAAATCCCGCGCCAATAGCCAAGGCGACACCAGCAGCCAACGCAACAGCAGGGTTGTCAAATAGTGTTTTTTGGAAAACCTCAGAAGCTATTGCGGTCGCAATCATGGCCTTTGATATGCCTTCCATAAATGAGGCTATTGCCGATAGTAGTTTGTCGCCGAAATCCTGCATAGCCGTTTCGCTACCACCGAGCATTTCCCCAATAGCGGAACCAAAGGAAAACAAGGAATCTTGGGCAATCTGAGCAATCGAATTTGCAATGGTTTTATTCAGTTCAACAAGTCTAAGGGTTTGTGCGTTGTACTCTTTGTATTCGTGCGCTACGGCTTGAATCTTTTTTGGTGTTTCTGCCAGCTTTTTATTGTAGTCGTCAATGGCCTTGTTCTCTCGAACACCAAATGAAGAAAGGCCGCTTGTGTCGGGTGCTTTTTGAAATGGGCTTTTGTAAGTATCTTTTTTATTCCCCGATGCTGATTTTGTAGGTTGCGCAAAGTCACCAAGCACACTTTTTACAACCAAGGCATCTTGCTTTTTGATGTAATCGGTAAGAATTGATATTTCTTCGTTTAGCAGCCTTTCGGTTCCATTGACAAAATTACGCCTTCCTTCAAGTGACTTTTGAAAAGCCGCTTGGTCAAGTCCCCCGCCCGTCAACCTGTCTTTTTCGAGTTCTTGCTTTGCGAGTTCTACATTTAATTTCTTTGCCCCAACTTCTTTTAATTTGTCGAACGCAGCTTGAACGGTTGCCCTTTTAACAATTGCAGCTGTTAATTCGTCTGTCGCTTTCTTCAACTGTTGGGTTGAAGATGTTTCAATTGAAAGGTTCTTTAAATAATCGGGGTATTTGTCTTGTAATTCTTGCAGCGCGGTTGAACGCAAATCGCGTGAAGCCGTTTCGTCAAGAATTATTGAGGTAAGGGCTTGAACCTCTCCATATTCCTTTTGGGAGTTTTTTATTCCCGTTTCGGTTACTTCGTTTAGAAGTATTTGTTCCTTGGATAGTTTTTCAGTTGAATCTGTTAATGCAGTAATTGCACCGATAATAGCAACGGCAAAAGTCGCCCCCGCAATTAGCGGATTCGCCTTAATGATTAGATTCAACTGAGTAAAGCCGTCTTGCAATCCATCAATAGCCTTGAACCCCTCGGCAAAGGCCATTGCGGCTTGTACTTTTAGCAATGTTTTTTGCAGGTTTTCGCTTTCGCCACCAAACAAAGCCATTGCACCTTGGACACCAGCGAACGCTTGCGCACCTGCCCCCAATGTTGCGTTCAGGGCATTGAAAGGTGCATCGGGTCTAAACGCATTGATTATGCCTTTCGTGTCGTCAATATCCGCCTTTAATCTACCAGCAGAACGCGCAACGTCGGTAAATGCTTTGGTTCCCGCAAGGCCAGCTTCAGCCATTTTCGCAGCAAGGTTTTCTAATTGTCGGGCTTGAGATTTTATACTCATGCCTTCGATTTTCTTAGAAACTTTCGCGGCCATTTTCTCGGCCTCTTTCTCGACGTCTTTGGTTGCGCCTTGGGTTATTTTAACAGCCTCGTCCCAACTCTTTGCATATCCAGAGGTGTCAACATTTACCGATACATTTAAATTTGCTTTTTTTGCCATTATAATGTGTAAAATACCATAAAGTCCAACTCATTGTGAAATGCACCGTCATTGCCAGCGTTGTCAGTAAAGTCTTGGCTCGATTCGAATTTAATGTTTTGAACCGCTATTCCGCCATAGGTGCCAGCGGGTTTGTCCGCCAAAGCATTGCGCACGGCAATTGACAACTCAATACTGTCCTTGTATGATTCAGCAAAACATGAACATTGAACGCGGCTTTGCAATGCACGAAAGCCCGACTTGCTGTTGATGGGGTTTACAGAAATGACAGAATAAACAATGCAAGGAAAGTCAATTCCTTGTTTTGCTTCATTGCCATATATGGAAGTGGTCAACGCAGAAACTCCCGCGTTGTTGTGCAAAATGTCATATATTACTTTTCCTGCTTCCATCTATTATTTTTTTCGCTTCTTCTGGACTGATTTCAACACCGTTTTCATTTACCGTAAATTTAGACCAATCAACATGGGATAAATCCACTTTGGGCTTTGGCTTCTTTTCCCACCAAAACTTCATTCGAGCCGCGTCCTTAGACCATAAGGCGCAAATGTTCCGAGTAGACTCCCAAGTCGTTTTTGTTCGTTCAAATTCAAGCATGGATTTACCTTGCATGAACAGCGAAACGAATTGTGGACTTGCTTCGTTCAGTTCGCTTTCGCGAAGTCCGAAACCGTAACAAATCCGACGTATGCGAATGAACGTTAGGGGGTCACTTTTTTTTTACCCGCCAAATCTTCCAATCCCGTTTGGTCTACTTGATAAAACGAAGCAACCGCCTTTGTATATTCTTCGACATAAGGCATCAATTCAGCATACACGGCAACTGTTTCGGCAAGTTCATCGGAATTGTTGAACGGACAAGTTTCGCCTTTCTTTCTGTACCCCGCCTCGATGCCAATAAATGCAACGTCACGGGTGAACTTCAATTTTGAAACAAGCCCGCCCATCATGCTTGCAGTTGTATCGATTGAATCGTGTCCAACAGATTCGGACACCTTTTCGATTTCGAGCCAACCAAACGAACAAGGGTGCTTCATATTAGAATGTTCCTAAAGTCAGTGCGCCAGTTCCAGTAAGTTCGATTGAAAAGGTTGATTTGTCGTCGTCGGGGTTGTCCCAAGTAAAGTTTGCGATTCTTGCGGTTCCAGAAAGTTTTGGGTCGCCAGTAACGCCAGAGCCAAAAACAACACTCCAAGCCGTGCCTGCGATTTGGTCGGTTAAAGTGTCTTGCATTGAAGTTTCGCCCGCGCCAACCGAGGTATCGAATTCAACAACGCTTTCACAACTCATTGACCAGTTCTTGCGACCATCAATGTTTTCAGCCCATCCACCAGAAGACTTTGAACTTACGTTGATAGTGTTCTTGCCGACCGTAATGCTGTTTGCAATAAGGTTTGCTACGTTTTTAGCTGTACCAGCTACATCTTTGCTAAGGAACACTATTGTTCCGTTAATAGCACCTGCGGTTTCTGCCATGATTTATTATTTTAAGTTATTTTTATTTGCTTGTTGTTCTACTATTTTTATCATGCCATCAATCAAGACGGCCTTCACTTTGTCTTTGTTTTGGTCAATCGCTGGCCTCATAAATGGGCGCGGGTTGACATATCCCGTACTTGAACCGTTGCTTTTAAACCTTTCAGCGGTTCCGTATTCCTCAATAACAGCCAATGCGGGAGCGGTAAATGTTGCGGTTCCGTAGCCCGAACGAACCCCAATCAAAGTAATTCTTGGAAAACGTGCATCATTTTTTGTGATGTAACCTAAAGCCTCTCGAACCGTGTTGTTTTTGCAGAATGATTTTGCGCTTGCAAGAATTAATCCTGCGCCTTGCAAAGTCAATTTTTTAACTTGCTTTTCGTCGACATTCTTCATGTCCTTAAACGATTTCAGAAGCTTGTCGGTTCCTTTGATTTTATTCTTAGTCAACTGTTACCGCCTCCAATCGGATGTATTGGTTTCGGTTGATAATATTCTTGCTTGTAATGTTCCAACTTTTTGTATCAAACTCAACAATGTCAGTCATTGCAATATCTTTCCCGTCCAAATGGTGAACGGTCAAAGTAGCGTTTTCTCTGTATTCCTTTTTGTCGGCTGCTGTTGTTTCGCTGCCACCATTGTATTGAACGCGGGCGTAAATGCTTTTGACTGTGGAATACCCGCTTGGCTTTGCGGCCTTTCCAAAATCACTATCTGTATAGGTTGGTGATTTAATGGTTATTAATGTATCCATCAATCCGCTGTTCATACAAATTCCCTTATTGCGTATGGGTAGAGTAAATGTTCATGGTTCCAGTTCAAATCCGCCACGCTTGCACCAATCACTTGACTGCCCCTTTGAGTGTACCAATGCTCTATGAGTAGCTTAATTGCTTGACCCATAGATGCTGGGAAAATTTTTCCAACGTCTATTAAATCGGTCGACTTTCCGAAGCCTTCTACAACCGTAACTTTATATCTCCATCCGTAACCATACATAGAAGACGGGGCGTTGATTATTTGGACATCATAACCATAATTTGCCGAAATACTAAGCACTTCGTCATATTCGGTTGATGCCAATGTTTGCAAATCTCCATTTGAATCGCGGTATTTAACAGATGTTAATTCCATTATTCGCGCAGGAATATGGAGTTTACCGTCGGTTGTCGATTCAAAGAAGTAATCAACGGTTGATTTTCTGATTTCAAAGCCAACGTATTTACTCGCAAAATCAAAGCACGCGTCTAACAAGGTCGAAATATAGGTATCGTCCTCATTGCTTGTAAGTTTGAGTTGATTTCTCGCCTCAGACACGGTGACATAATCGCTACTTTGATAAATGCGAGTAACTACGTTTTTGTTCATTGGCTTTTAGTCTTTTGCGGCTTCTTGAGTCGCTGCTTCTTTGGTTGCTGTGAATTTTTTGATTTCAACCGCATATCCTGATTCAATCAGGCTTTCAGCTTGTTTGTTCTCAAATTCCGCTTCGTCTCCGTTGAAATAAGCAAGCCCTAATGGCGCTGGTGGTTTTATAAACTTGATTTTCATACACCCCAAAACCCCGCGCCATTTATGGTCGCGGGGCAAGTGGAGAATCCCTAATTTTATGCGGTCAATGCGTCCAACATTGCAGCAAATGACACTGCTCTGTGAACGTTTGCGTCAACATACCCGTTGACGTGCATTACGGTCATACCTTCTTTAGCCTTGCTGTAAGGGTCAAAAAGGATTTCTAATCCACCCCATGAAGCAATTCCAAGGTCGGCAAAGTTACCAGCGATAATTGCAGAACAAACACCGCTTGAGGTTCCTTTTGTCAAGTCAGATTTCACCGCATTGGTAACTGCTAATGGCAAGCTGTTCAATGAACCTTTGGCTTCATTGAGTATAAAATTACCCTCAACACCACTGGATTGTTTAGGTGTGTTTTGCAACTTGGCAACGACTTTTGCATTTGTCAAGTAGTACAAAGAACCTTCATCGGCATTGTCAACCGCCAATTCTTTGTAAAGGTCAACAATGTGTGCCCAGGTTGGAGCAAGTCCGTTTGTTCCACCAGCAACAGAACCAATGCCAGAAGTTCCGGTGATACCAACAATTCCAGAGCCATTGCCATGAATCGCGGCCTTTTGCCAAGCACGGGCAAACGCTTTCCTAATCTCATTGGTCAAGTAGGTTGAAATCGCAGGGTTTCCTTGGATAATCAACTGCTTGGATATGTTTGTCCAGCCGGCCAAGCGATTTGGAGAGTACGCGATTTGCGCAAGCGTTTCGTTTGTTTCAGCCGATTCGTCGATTTCACCCTCCCAAGTCGTGGTAAGACCAGTCGTACCAGCGGGTAGGTTGAAGTTGCCCTGCATATTGTCCATTGTCATTGCACCCATGCCAGCAATTACAAGTCTTTCACCCAAGAACTCAATCACACCGCCTTCGTTGGTTGTTTCAACCAAGTATCCACCGACGTTTCCAGTTCCAACAACTTGGTTCGCACGTTTTTGCGCTTCGATTGCTTTTTGCGAACGCAGCACAAAGGTTGGAAGTACAATTCCTTCACCGGCAGAAAGGCCTGAATTTCTCATTTCTTTCACACCTTCTTCGTGAATTTCTTTCAAAAAGCCTTCAGCGCGTTCGCTGCGACCAGCTTTCAAAACGTCAATCATTGAGAAATTCTTACGAACTTCTTTTTGTTCGCCAGAACCAACGGCGGCATGGCTACCAACGGCGGCGGCTTGGCGTGCTTCCATTTCAACGGCAGCATTAAAACGCTTTTCGTCGGCTTTCAATGTTTCGATTTCAGTCAACAAAGCGTCCAATTTACCACGATTTTCGTCGTTCATGTCGCCAGTCAACAGACCGCGATATTCATTTTCTTTTGCAGAAAGATTCTCGCGGGTTTGTTTCAATAATAGTTGAGTATTCATTTTTAGTTTGTTACTTTATGATTGTTTCGTAGAATTTACGGGTATAATCCGCGCGTAATTCTTCTGTGTTGTCGGGTTTTACATTGGTTTCAACCCAAGCGGAACGGCTTTGCATTGTTCCATCCTTTTCACGGGCGTAGCTGTCAGTTTCTTTGTAAGCTGGCAACGTCACAGGGCCAGTTTCGTAAACCTTACCAATTTTGGTGATTCTACGCTTGCCATAGGAACCGTATTTAGTTGAATCAGACCAAACCTCTTCTGCAATTTCAAACATGAATGAGGATTTGTTAACCTCTCCACGTTGAATATATCTGATAGGGGCTTGGATTTTAGGGTTTTGGCTGTCTAATTTGTTGGCAGTATAGAGCAAATTGCCCTTTGTATCGATAGAAACAATAGCGGTTGAAGCGGTTGTTCTACCCAGTATTGTGTCCAAACCATGATTAAAACACACCAAAACATCGGACAAATCCGCACCTTTGAACGCATCTGGCTCAATTTCCTCTTCACAGTAGCCTAAATCGGTTACTACACCAACGACCGCGCCAATTCCGCTAATTTCGGATGGAAATTCACCTTCGCCAATTGCGCGGGATTCGCTGTTAAAATATCTTCTTATCATGTTAATTGCTCCCATTTGGGTTATTATTTTGTTGTTCTTTTGCGTCCATGCTGTCAATCTTTGCCTGAATCCAAGCGGGCATCATTTCGGCAGGAACAAGGTTTACATTCACATATCGAGTTGAGCCGCCTTCGTAACTGTTCATGTCCTCGAACATTCTAATTTCGTCAGCACTCATTGCTCCAATAGCGTGCATTCTTGAATAGAACTCAGAACGTGCGTTCGCGTCGGCTCTCAGCAATGAATTAAAATTGTGTTTGTAGAATTTATTGGCCTTGTCGCGTTCTGGAACCAATTTCTTTTTCAATTCCGCCTCAATCGACACCGACCAAGGCAGTAAGGTTTGATTCAAGAAATTCAAAGCGTCTTGTTCGACACTTGACTTGTTCCCACCGTCGTCGGCTCCAATCATTGATGCAGGTACGCCAAAAATCCGTGCAATATCTTTTGCAGTTGCGTTAATGGCTTGTAAATAACCCGCTTCTTCAGGCGTCATGCTGATTGTGTGCGCACTTACGCCCGATGGAACGGCCATAACCAATGAATCATTGCTCAAGACCTTTTCCATTGATGCTTGGGTTGCCTTCATTTGCTCAGTTCCCCAAGGCTTTTCACTTGCAACCATGTACTTTTTTGTACCAGTTTTAAAAGTGTTACTCATTGCATTCCATGCAGCAAGGTCGGTTCCGAGCATTTGTGCATGGTATCTGATAGGCGAAATGCCTTCAAATTGGCTTGTGATGCACAATCCTTTAAAATGAATCATGTCATAAGCCGAAACAACCGACGGAATCCCCTTGTAAAGCGGGTCGGTCGTGGTAACTTGGTAGAATAGACCGCCATTTTGCCCAAGGATTGGCTGAACGGTGCAATTCTGTAATGGAAGTAAATTTATTGGGTTCCCGTTGCCGTCTTTGAAAATATAGGCGTATGAATTGCCTTTCAATACAGCCAAAGCGACCATGTACTTTCTGAATCCAATTCCCGTATCGTATGGGTTCGGTTCTGCGATTATTTTAGCGGCTGCGCTGTCTTTGTCGATTGACTTGTTTCGACCATCTTCAATAAATAGCTTTAATGGCATTGTAGCCAAGCCCTCAGAGATAACACGAACACAAGCATGAACGGGCGAAAGGCTCATTGCGGTACGTTCGTTTACCGATTGCCCCGCAAAGTTATTGCCGACACCGAAAGCGTCAAGAAGCCATTGTTCGGGATTGCTCAATGACGACCGCTTTTCAACGTTTTGCAGTTGTAGGCGTTCGTTAATTGTAAACCCGTGCGTTTCAACGCGCTTATTTCGGAAGAAGTCGACCAATCGCACGGGGCAAACTTATTTACAAAAGTAAATTTAACCGTGCAAAAATGTTGCATATTTTACATATGTAAAGCCATTTGCCTATTTCGACTTATAAATCCTATCCTTTACATTCCTAAATGAATTGTAACAAGAATACTTTCGCTTACCAAAGTAAGCCTCATATATGTCGTCTATGTGTTCGTAGGCTGCTTCATAGGTTTTATGCTTGGGCAATTCCCTAAACCAAGCCGCAA